TTTCAAAGCCGGTTGGAAATTGCAATTTTAGCTTATAATTTGGCTTATTGTCTAGAACGATTTAACTAGCACCACGCGTTATAAAATAGATTATAATGATTTTTCATAATTTTTAAAATAAAACGCAAAAAAAGATCCACTCTAGAGTTTTACCCCTAGAGCGGATCTTTCTTTATAGTAAGTTGCTAATGTTTTCTTTTGCCAAGTTTAATAATTTAATCAAATCAAAATTTGAGCGTCATAGAATCACGCTCTCAGCAGCTATGATTTACTTGAATTTACCTAACTTTTTTCCATACTTATCTTTACCAACAACATAGCCATATTTTCCATTGTTACGAGGTTGTCGTAACCAAAGACGCAGTGGTCCTTGTAAAGTTGCATCATATTTAATCACACTACCTTTTTGCAACTTAGCAATAGCAGGTGAATTAATATGAGGTGAAGTATGAATCTTTAAAGCTTCACCTAAAATAAAAGTGCCAGATTTTTTAACCCACTTAGATTTTGAAGCATACTTTTTTGTGGTACCTTTTAAGTCAATAACGTTAATATCACCATCAACGCTAAGACCATGCCAATTATCGGTAAATTGCCAAATCGCTACACCATCCATTGATGGGAAGTAGTTAAAATTAGCAGTATTCACACGACTGGAAACGGGATATGAAGCAACCCAAAGGCAAGTCCCAAACTGTTTAATAATTTGCTTGGTATTAATTTTATTTCTTAGCAAATCTGCCCCTGAATATAAGAGAGGAATATAACCAGCATCACGAATAACTTTCATTGCTTGAATAATAGCAGCAGTGTTTTGACTAACATTGCCGTTCACATTATTATCGGTTCTCTCCCAGTCTACACCAAGATATGAGCCTTTAGGCAATCCAATACTTTTTGCATTCTTAATTGCAAAGTGAGCTTCTGACGCGGCTTGAGTAGCACTATGACCAAAGCAGCCATAAAAATAACCCATTGGCATGATATTGTTAGCTTTTGCACTTGTAATCTGTGCCTTTGCTCTAGGAGCAACAATTGAGTTAGATACGCTTACCTGGACAATGGCATACTTAGCACCAGCTTTAGCGTATACTCTTAATGACTCAGGTTGATATTTAGCAACATCTACTCCATAACTTTTCTTACTAATCATTTACAATATCATCCTTCTTTTGCTCGGCATTATCTGAATTCTTAACTTTGGCCATATTATTTTGTTCTTGTTTTAGATCAGTATTTGTTTTGGCCACAATTGTATCATACGCAAATTGCACCATATTACGAACTGTATCTTTACTAATAGAAATAGCTGGATATAAAGCTTTAATTTGATTGTATGCTGAATCAGTTGCATCATCTAACTTTTGATCACCGTTTTTATCATCTTGAGTTTCCTGATAATTGGAAGCCTTTAGAGCAAGCATCCCAACAATATCAAGGACATGCCCCATTTCAGGATGAGTAAGTCTGATCTTTTCAACTTTAGCTTGATTATTCTTATACCATGCTCCAATAAACATTGCTAAAACAAGTACAACAGCCCAAATTAAATTAATTACGATTTCAGTTTTCATCTTTATTTTTCCCCTTCAATTCACTTTTTAAATCTTCAATTTCTTTCTTAGCTTCATCCAGTTCCTTTTCATCACTTGGAGGATTTCGCTTGTTTTTCATGATTACCTGATAGAAAGCACTAACTGCCCCCATTAAAGCTGCAATACTTGCTATCAAGTTACTTAGATCTTGCAAGCGAATCACCTCACTTAAAGTGGCCGACCAGTAAAGTTGCTCCAAACAGTGCTAATTCATGTGCCACATCCATACCCATTTCCCAATGTCCTGCAAAATAAGCATGTAATCCTGATAGTGCAGCAAGTGCTAATGAAATTGCACCAACTAAAGTAAATAGAGTTACAATGACATATTTATTTTCAACTAGAAAAATAGTGCATAAAAAAAGTGCTAATCCAACAAGGATAATTAGCATGTCAATTCTTGTATCATTTTCAATATTTCTAAAAGTTGGTGGCCAGAAAAAGTAATGTTTGTCCCCAATTAAAAAACAGCCGATAGCAATCACCCAAAGTGAAATGCCTAGCTGTCCTAGATTAACAAACATTTCTAGCGCACTCAATTTACGCCAACGCTTGATCATAAGGCTCACCTTCCAATCATTTGATAATCTTTTCAAGAAAACTTGCAATTCGTGGCGCTATATATTTTTTTAGTCCATTTGGATTAGGATGCGTAGTATCTGTAGCGCTTTGACCATGATAATATTTGTTGATGAAGTCATCATTCCATGGCCGTAAGTTAGATTGATGGTACAAGTCTAGAAAAGGTAGTGAGTACATTTGGGCAAATTCTTTCATAGTCTGTACATATTTTTCTGCGAAATCATTAATTGCCATATTGTTAACTGTAGTATCACTATGTGAGTTTAGCTTTGACATTGTATCTGTCTTAAATGGATTAATTGCTCCCCATGGACCTGGTGAAATAATACCAATTAGAACATCAGGATTATTCTTATAACAATTATTAATTGTTGCAAGCATAGCGCCCCACATAGTAGCTGTATCAGTATCACCTTTTTGTCCAAATTTAAAATCAGGATAATAAGCATCGTTAAAGCTACCAAAGATAGTACATATATCAGTGTCAGCATCAATATTTCGCTTAAAGAATTGATTGTTCCAATTATTCGCGCCACCAGTAACATAACCAGTGCCTCCAGCACCTAAGTTAGTAGCTGTAATGCCTGTAATGTCCGCTACATCATTGACATAGCTTTTACCATCTTTATCAAAAATGGCTGTCCAAGAATCACCGATGGCTCCCCAATGTAAGCCGTCCAAAGGCTTCTTTTCTTTAATCGAAACAGCTTTTTCAAGTTTTGTTTGTACATTTAAGAAATATTCATTAACTTCAAGATATGCAGCATTCTTTGGAATCATGAAAGTTGTAGTAAGACTCTGACTATTTTCATTATCACAACAAGAAATCAGATGGCCTTGAAAATCTATAATTTCATAAAGTCTAGCATTCCATGCACTGCAACCCGTTAATCTGTAAATCTCAAAAGGCTTAACCTTAACAGGAAGATATGATTTCATTGCATTTTTATTATCAGGAGCCTGATCTGTATAATTTCCATTTCTTGTATAGTCCCAATATCCTGTTTTATTAATTTGTGTTAAATTAATTTCTTTAAAATTAAATTCCTTATCTTTTAAAATAATTGCTAGATTATCTATAGCATCTTGATCCTGATTATAACTATTAATTTTAAACAGACGAGGAACAAATTGTTTTGTCCCATTAAGAATTAACGAATCAACGTTATTCGGTATGGTAATTTTTATTGACTTAATTTGTGCATCATTTTCAGATGGGAAATAATTAATAATAGTATCATTTTCCATCATATTAATTGCTTTTCCATCCCAATAATTATTTGTGTAAACATAATATTCTTCGCCCGGTTTAACTGGAATTTTTTCTGTATGAACAGGGTCACCATCAGAGGCATTATGTTGAGTAATTACAGTTCCATATTTTGAAAAATACCCATCTAGTAGATTTGTAATTTCAACTTCATCAACATTTGGATAAAGACTATTTTCTAATGTATCACTTAAATTTTCTAAATGAATACTCTTATCTGCAATTCCTGTACTTTGATATGTTCCACAGTCTTTCCAAGAATTATTGTTCCATAAATAATAATGGCCATTGTCAGTGGTTACCATAATACCATTTGATCCATTTGGATATTTTTGCTTTAAATCATCTAAATTGTTAAAGGCTTGAGGTTGAACATAAGAAGTAGCAACTTTATTAGTTAAATACTTATCCAGATTTTCAAATTTATCCGTAGTAACAATATTATGTGTTTCAATATATGCCTGCATACTCTTTAGAGAGTCGGTAATATTATTTAATGTTGCGGTATATTCTGAAGCCAGATCCTCTGAAGATTGTGCTATTTCTCTATATTTTTCCCGTAAATCACTTAAGGCTGCATTGGTAATTTGATCAAAACTATCAGTCTTATCTTGAAGCTTCTTTTCTGCTTCTGCTAATGCTTTATCAAAATCACCAATGAAGTAATTTATTTCTACACCGGCATCCAGAACGTTGCCTAAAACTTTGAACCAAATATCTTTGGAAGTAAAAACTGAACCATCTTCTGATTTCAAGCCAATATATCCAGCAAATAAACCACTGTTCTGCCACATTTGTTTAGGAATTAGCAAAGTAGTTAATCCACTTTGGCCACCATCCAAAGTTCCTGATCCATCATCTTCAAATTGAGAAACAGGAGTATTAATTGGAAAATCAATTTTTCCAGTTTCACTGTTATATGAACCATCACCAGTTTTACCAACAATGTAGGCATGTAATCCCTTTAAATTTAAAGGCAAATCATTTTTACGCCAAGCGATTGTCAGTGGTGTCTTATTATCACCAACACGTGCATTATAAATCTGTGTTAGATTTTGCAGTTCACCAACTTGCTTATCAATATCAATCGTAATATCTGCTTTAACTGCCATATAAATTTTCCTTTCTAATCAAAAAGAGCCAACGAAATTAATCATTGATTCTTTTAATTTGTTGAAACGCCACCAAATGGATCGGCCATTTGTACAACTTTTTCTGCTGCTTCCATGACTTGAATCCAAAATGATTGAGTTGCAACTTTTTGATCATTATTTTTAATTTCAAACCATGCTGAACCTGTAGCAAGTGCCACACTCTTATTAATTGCGTATGTAGCATTGCCGGATACATCCCCTGTAGCCTTATCACTGATTACGTCACCTGACCAATCTTTCACGTTAAATGAAACCTCAGCCTTTGAAAGATCAATTGGTGAGTTGGTTTTATCAGTGATCAAAGCCGTAATGGTTTGACCATAATCGTCTTGCCTTACTCTAATCAGTTCAGCATTTGAATAAGCCTTATTTGTGCTTAGTATCAGATCGGCCATGCTTATCTTCCTTTCGCAATGCTTTAATCTGAATATTTAATTCAGCATTCTTAGATTGTTCTTGCTCGAGCAAAACTTTTAACTTGGAAATCGTTAACGCTTGTTCAGCAATTATATTTGCCATTTCTGTTCCAAAATGTGCAATTACTTTATCATCATTTTTCATTTATTTACTTCTTTCCTTTAGTTTGAGTCTTTAGGTAATCCTCTATGGACTTATTCATTTCATCATGAGTAACCATTAACGATTTGATACTTTGCAATTCACCTAATACTTTTTCTAAGTCAGAACTAGTAATAAATCTTTGGCCATCATATCTAAAAGTTGCTGTATTAGTATTTAATTCCAGTTCATGCCCTCCAGGAGACATCAATCTCAAATAAGAAGGTCCATAATTACCAGTATGTAATCCTCCTTCTTTTGATGAAATGATTAATTGGCCAGAGCTCAAGCCCAAAGCATAATTTTTACTACCAACCGTCAATCCTTTTTCAGAGTCGAATGTTCCAGTTTCATACTTATTGGTTTGTCCAATAGTTATTTCAAAACCGCCAGTATCACATCTAAGAGCCGCATCCATTTGTACCATTGTTCCTTTAAGAGTGATAAGATCTCCAAAAATACCATGTTCTGCATAAAATGAACCATCACTACCCATGGCAGTTCTTATTTTTTGAGTTTTTGGATCGCGATAGGACAAGCCATTTACATTGAAATGCATTTCAGAATTTTCATCTTTAGCTACCAAATCGACTGCGTTTTCCCAATCGATTTTTCCATCAGCATCTACACCACGTATAACGGCATCTTTCGTACCATCAACCCAATTTTGAAGATTCAAAACCTTACCTGACCATTCAGTCAAGTATTTATTGAATTTTTTAATTGAAACTAATGGCTTGCCATTTTTATCCGTAAGTTTTAATCCCTTCATCATGGCTACAAGTGCTGCTCTTCTAGCATCACCTTCCAAAGATAAGGCATATTCTGCACGACCAATCAAAGTATCACTATGTTTGATTCTTTCATTAGTGTTGCTAGTAGCTTGTCTTATTTCTTGCTGAGTTTGCTCTTTCAATAAGTGCTGCCAGGTTTTAGGTAAATCACCAATATTTATTGAAATATATCTATGATTCAATGCATCCCATTCAGTTGAAGTAACTTCTGCTGTAGTGTGAACACCAGCATTATCATCTTCAACACCAATTCGATCATTCAAACAAACTTGATTTAAAAAATCTAAATCACCTTTCATTTGTTCTGCAGTTACTTGAATTGAAGTTGGAGGTAATCCAATTTGATGTTCAATCATAGCATCATTAGCTAATTCACGTAATTGAGATACATCTTCATCAGTCATTTGCCAAGTACCATCAGCCTGTAAGCCTGAAGTATCATTGTAATCATGCTTAAAGAATGAACTTAAATCTAAGTTCAAAACACGTTGATTTTCAATGCCAATACAGTTATCAGCAATCAAAATCTTTTCAGGTAAAGTTACTTTAATGGTTTGTGCATCTTGACCAGTACTATTTGAATCATCATCTGTATCAGAATCAGCTTCAGTACTATGTGGTTCTTCATCGATATCTCCCTTAGTATTAGTAAGTTTTGCAGGGATGTATCCATATTTGTCACCATCATACTTAACGTAATACCACTCTTTACCATCAGCACCTTTAGCAGTACTTACTACATCAACACCAGTACCATCCTTCAAAGCCCAATTAACAGCTGAGCCTTTGGTTGGAGCCGAATAAACTTCAACCTTACCTTTCATATCTGCAGTTTGAGCTAAAATCTTTGATGGTCCATAAGGTTTTACAGACTGGTCAGCTTTCCAATCAAAACTTGAAGACTTAGCATAAACACCACTACTTGTCTTGTAGTAAGTTACGCCACCCTGGACAATCTGGCCATAATTCAAATTATAAACTCCACGCTTAACTGTTGTTCTGACCTTTTTCTTTCTGTATTCCTTATATCTTGGATTGAGGATTTTGTAAGTCTTTCCATTTCTTCTTCGTTTTAAGTACTTAGGTGTTCGCTTAGTTCTAGTTGAAACCCATTTTATTTGCTTCTTAGATGGCTCAATTCGACCGGTCTTCTTATTCATTACATATTGTTGCTGATTTTTCTTCATCACGCCTCGACCGTGTGATGGATAAGAAGCATATGAACTTGATTTATTTAAAGAAATGTGAGGGCCATAAATCCATTCATGGGATCCGATTCGATACCACAAATTACCGTTTTCATCACAGGCAATATAATCATAAGTGAATTTTTGACCATTCTTTAAAGTCTTACCAGTTCTGTAGTGATCGCCACCTTGATATGGAGAATAGTAAACATGGATTTTATCACCATTACCATAATAGGTAACAACAGCACGACCAGAAGCAGGGTATTTAGTTCCTGCTGTTTTAGTACCTGAAGCATCTACAGTAACGTGACCAGAAGCAGGATTAACAATATAGTCTCCAGTTTTATCGAAATGAATCCACTGAGCATCTATCCAGCCACCGCCTTCAATTGGATACCAATCATGGCCACCAACAGTTGTAATAACTTTTCCAATATTACCATCAGCATCGACTGGAGTTGAATCACCATCATGAACAACGGTACCTAACTTGATCTTTTGACCATTTTCAACTGTCCCAATTTGATGCTGACCAGTAACAGGTGAATCATATATTGGTAAACCACCGCCACCATGATAAACAACGGTACCAACGGAATCCCAATTAGTAGCATAACTACTCCAATCAACATTATCTTCTGTTGCCTGAGGAGGTGCAGATTTATATGTTACATAGGGATAAATTGCAGTATAAGTACTTTCAACATTAGTTGTTGATGAAAGACTTTGAATATCACGACCAACCTTTAAAGGCTTATTGATATCCCTTCCTGCTTGTTGATAGTGATGGATCTGCCAGTTATCAAAAACTAACTCGCCACCGAACAAACCAAGAATTGATTGAGTTGCTGAATCACCTTCAGCATCAGGATCAGTAAGTAAATTTCCAGCTGGAGTATCCATTGAAAAATTAACATCAGATAATGAACTAACATCAGAATCAAATCTGATACCTGGATTTGCTGCAGTTAAATGTTGATCGATCGCATTAAATGCTTCAATAGCACTTGCACCTTGAAGTTGAATATTATCATCAATAGTTAAGTCAGCTAGGTCACCATCAATATGTCTTAGATCAATAGTAACGGTATTTTCTGAGCCAACCGTTTTAGTAATATTCATGATCCGGTATTTCTGATGCAATGCATCAGGTCCTCCATCAGTCATAATTACTTCACGTTCAGCAAGTTTATCAAAGTTTTTTCCATCAATAGGATAAACACCCTGACCTGTTGGATATTGAGAAGTAACACTATTGATTGTTAATGATTCAAAGTCCGGCAAAGGACCTAATCCATTAGTTTCATCATCATCAACAGCATTAGCATAAAGAATTGGATGCCTCAAATAGTAAACTGTATCTGCTTGATCATCAGCTTCTGAAGCACCATATTCTTGTTTCAATTGATCAAAAGTTGCAGTTTCAACCATTAAAGAATTCGCCTCCAATTCGGTTTCCATTCAATTAAATCTAAAGAAGCATCAGTTTGAGGTTCAAACTTAATCGTATTAAGCCCATGCTCAAAAACTGGTGCATCGTTATTTGTAAGCACGACATTTTCATTTAAAGACGTTGCCTGATCTTGAAAACAATCTGCTGACAATCCGTCCAGGTAGCAATCCCCATCAATATTGTTAAATTGATACGGCATCCCATTTACTGTTAATACAAAATTACCAGTACCTTTAAAATGCCAATCTGGATAAGCTTTCAATCTTTCAGGATTAACAATTTGTCCATTCTTAGGCAAAGACTGCCAGTAATACCCATCAGCACGATATTTAAGCGGCTGCATATGGAAAGTAATCGTTGCAATCTCATGGCTTTCCATATCATCTTGAGACTGAGTAAAATCTGGTGCTGTACTTACTATGGCCATATAAATGTACGTCGGCTTCCAACTCAATCTAAGTGGAGCATACTCGCTTCCATCAAGCCAATCCATTACTGCATCTTCAAGATCATCCATGTCTTCAAATCTTTCCGGACGATCGATTGTACAAGAAAAGCTCACATCAGTGGGACTTCTGCTGTGAGCATTGCTGAAAATATTTTCAATTGAGCTAGATGGTATTTGATTAAAAGTTAAGTTTGGCGCTGAATGCACTCTTTTACTATCAATATTTATGCCAAAACCAAAATCGGCACTAGATTTACCATGATAGCTAATATAACCAATATTATCTGTCACTTAAGTTATACCTCCCTCTAACAACAGTTTGGCGATCGAATTCTCTTAAATAAGTTCTTAAGTATCTAGCAAACTTCCGACCATCTACATTAAAGTCACCAGATACATTGATTGGTTGTTCACCTAATCTTCTTGTTTCAGTAATTTCAGAATCAAGTTTCTTTTCAATTGATGTCATAACCTTAAGAATTTCAAGTAGTAGCTTAGAATCTTCACCTTGACTGGTTGGAGCATCTTGTTGCTTGAAATGCTTTAAGGTTCTATCTATCAGCCTATAAGCTCTAGCTCTCTTAGTAATATCCCAAGGAACTATAGTTTCAGGGCCGTTACCTTCACCAACTACGGCAATTTGTGGATTTGTAACAATGCCACCGTTAGCATACCCAAGAATTTTTCTAACAGTATTAGCACCTTGAACATGTTGAGAATCATATCCACCACGTTCCCATTCTCTAGAAAACGCAGCTGCTAAACTGGAAATTGATCCATGACCTTCCAAGATTCTCTTAAAAATAGATGTATTAGCACTATCACCATACATGGCAAAATTCAATTGCGTTGCTGGATCTTTCCAACTTTTACCATGCCTACGAGCATAGGCTCTTAATGCTGGCCCTCTATCTAACCATTGACCTAATCCAATTGCTCCAGCAGAATTGGAAATTCCTGGATTGAGTCCACCAGATTCAAAGAACCAATTCCCTAAAATAGCGGCAATACCATTTCTAGTAGCTCGTGGATCAAGACGCTTTAAAGCTTTGGCTAATGCCTTTGCTCTTGCAGGAGCACCTTCACCAATAGCAAAACCATTTAATAATACGCCTTTATCACCATACTTATCATGAATTTTCTGGATAATCTGCCAAAATCCTTTACCTACTTGAGGTTTTATGAATTTTTGTAAAGCATTATTTGCTTTTACTTTCACATCTTTGTTACTTGAATCATTACCACTAGTATTTGTTCCATTAAATCGTGCGAAAGTTGGTTTCACACCTGGAACTGATCCTGCAATAGAATGCATCCCTACTTGTGGATGGGCTGAAGGTGAAAATGCTGACCAATATTTATCACCACCAGCGTAAACTCCAACGTGATAATTTGGAAGCCAGAAAATTGGATCACCAGGTCTTGCTTCTGAACGTGAAATTTTATGAGCATGTGGCCACAATCCAGCTACCGTTAAAGGTCCCCAATTCTTGTGATAATACTCATTCATAGCCTTTGATACAAGACCAGAACAATCATATGAATTCGGGCCATAACGTCTAGCTTGACTATAAGAAGTACCGCGTCCTAGTTTTTCAACGGCTTTTAATAAACCTGATGCGGGTCCAAGATCATCATCATTGACTTTATCTTGAACCATTTTCCAGAGCTGAGACCACCACTTGGTTGATTGGCTAGTAGCAACTTTCATCATACCTTTAGTTAAGGTATTAACAGCCCCACTTAAGCCAGTAACTTTACCAAAGTTAGCTTCAGCAGTTTTGATAGGTTGTTTCCAGAACTTTTTGGCTTCCTCATAAAGCTTCTTTAACCAGCCTGTACCTGAAGCAAAGTGTCTAGTTACGCCAAGATCACGCATTTCAGAAGCATTAAATACTTCATGTCTTTGATCAAGAACCAAAGGAACGTTACGACCATTTACAACAGATAATTCACCTGTTGTTTTATCGTAAACCCCTTCACGATTACCGGTTTCAGGGCTGTCAAAGCCATCATTAAGTATTGCTAGAGTTGGACCAGTTATTGGTCTTCTTTGTGATCCTAAGTAACCAGTACCAGTTGCATAGTGGACACCACCAACTTTATGGACTGCGTTCTTATTACCACCAAAGTTACCAATAACTGTATCGATCTTTCCAATACCAGAATTAAGAACATCGATAACTTTATTAAGTCCCTTACCAGCCGTTTTTCTCATAGTCGTCCAGAAGTGATTGAAGGTAGTTGAGACACCAGACTCTAGTGATTTCCAACCACGTCTGTACTTGCTACTAAAGCTGTTAAGTGATTTATGAGTAGCATTTTCACCAGATTTAGAAGTTTTTTCGATGCTAGACCACATCGATTTAAATTCTTTTCTTGAATTCTTCGACATAATCTTTAAATCTTTATCAAACTTCTTAGTCATTCTTTCAAAGGTTTGAGCAAAATTGCCTTTTCCTTTAAGAGATTTAACAGCGGTTTGAGCTTGAGACTTAATTTCTTTACCAAATTTGTTCTTTTTGGCTGATTTATATAAGGATTTTACCTTTGAACTAGTCTTTGATAATCGACTAGCTAAAGTCTTATTGGTTTTACTTGCCTTACTATTAGCCGATGATAAGCCTTTAATTGAACTCTTAGTTGATTTAGTTCTTTTACTTAAGGTCCTTAATCGACTTGATGCAGAACTAATACCTTTAAGAGTACTCTTCTTACCAACTCCTTTAAGTGCACTTAATAATGACTTAACCGATTTAGTTCCTGAAATAGAAACTTTAATTCGTTTAGATTTAACTTTACTTAATGCAGCTTTTAGTGATTTTACTGATTTGGCACTACTTGCAGAAACAGTTATCTTTGCAGTATGACTACCAGATACAGCTTTAATTGCTGCAGCTAAACTTCTTACAGAACTTAATCCACTTACACTTGCACTAACAGAAGTTCTTTCTCTGCGTGTAGTTGTTGTATTTCTTGACCTGCTAGATGATCTTGAAGATGAAGATTTATGTCTAGTAGTACGTGTTCGTTTCCTAGATCTCTTTGGAAGTTTAGATTCAAGATATTTCTTTAGCCATGATTTTGAAACAGAAACAATCTTGCCTGTTGACTTACCACCAGTAAAGAAACTTGAATCCAGGTATTCCATACCTTTTCTAGTTCTAGTGGTTCGCTTAGCCTTCCGGTCTTTCTTTTCACGTCTACGCTTTGTCTTTTCGTGACGTTCTTTATCCTCAGCATAAGTTTTTAATTTTAGCTTTAGACTTTGAGAATTGATCTTTACTAATTTGCTTAATAGATTTGGAGTTTTTACATCCCCGATCTTGTAATTTTTCAGCAAATCAAAATCAAGTGTTCCAGAAGCTAAGTGAACACCACTACCAAACATTGTTGCTAAATCATGAGCATTAACAACGTGTTGACCAGGTAACATCCACCACTTTAGATTTCGAACATTAGGGAATATCTTTAAAGTTCCATCGGTATCAATTAATCCTTCACGATTATTGGTTTCTGGAGAATCTGAACCATCATTAACAATTGCAGGATAGCCATACTTCTTCTTCCAATCGGTACCATCAGCAAGGTGAATATTTCCTACTTTTAATTTGCCTGTAAAGAACTTACCTACATTGCCTGCAGCATCCTTTAATCCCTTAATGGTTCTATCAAAAGTATCCCTGACTCCCTTCCAAAGATTATTCCAGAAGTCACCAACACTTTTGCCAAATGCTTTAAATTTAGTAAGTACTTTACCTAGGCCACCATGAGTTTTGGAATTAAGTGATTTATACATATCACCGGCATTTTTGGTAAGGCCTTTCCAAACGCCACCAGTAAAGGATCTAATATTTTTCCAACTAGCAGACCAACGCTTTTTCTCAATATTTAATTGAGTTTTTGTTGTCTGACCAATTGTCTTGAATAAATCACCATGATTTTTCTTTAATCGTTTACTAAAGGATCCAAAGTTTTTTCTAGTTTCATCACCATACTTCTTATTAATCTTTACATAGTTCTTACCAAACTTCTCAGTAGACCGCATGATCTGCTTGGTTCCCTTAGAACTATGTTTATATATCTGATCCCAATGTTTCTTGAAAGTCTTAGATGCAGAAGAAGTGAATTGCCGATACTTTTTACCAACTGATTTAGTAAAATTACCAACATTTTTAGAAACTGATTTATTGAAATTACCTACATTCTTCTTTACGGAATTAAATCCCTTTTTGACGCTTTTACCAACACCATTAGCCCATTTTCTGAACTTTGGATTGTTCTTATAAAGAAGCGCTGGAATTCCAAGCATTGGTGAAACAGCAGTTAAGGCAAGCTCTTTGGCGTTCTTCTTAGCAAAGGATTTACCTTTATTAAGACCTTGGCCAAACTTTTGACCTACTCCTTGCCCCCACTTACCAATTTTGCTGAAAGTGTCTTTTGTGCTCCAACCTAAATTTTCTAAACTCCAGAAGTTTTTAGGTGGTTTCTTGGATTTCCAACCGTTGGTAAATGACTTGACAGCGTCACCGCCCCATTTACCAACCTTGGCACCAATAGTAGCTCCAACAGCTGCACCGGCTGGACCACCAAACCATAGTCCAATCGCTCCACCGATGCCTTTACCAGCAGAAGTGCCGACATCTTCATACTGCTTACGACTACCAACTTTATCTTTAATTGCTTTAACAATTGAAGTAGCGGTATCAACAGCAACACCAGCTCCGGCTAAACCGGTTCCGACTTTGCCAGCTGTAGTTAAATTCTTAAAACCACCAGCAGAATGAGCAGATTGCAGAAGCCCAGTTAGTTTACCTGCACTATTACCTTTTTCAAATAAGCTTTCACTAAATTTAAAAGTTGATTTTGCACCCTTTGAAATAGCTGAACCTATTTTTTTGCCAAGAGAAACAGATTTTGTAACTAAGGATTTAGCACCATTAACTAGAGATGATCCAATTGATTTTCCTAGCTTAACCGAGCCTTTGAATCCCTTTACTAATTGCTTACCAAGGAATTTTCCAGAATCAACTAGATCACTACCAACTCTTTTGGCTCCCTTACCTAAAATGGAACCAACAGATTTAATAGCACTTCCAGCTCCTTTAGCACTTTGGATAAAGGATTTTCCAAATGCTTTTCCAGCCGTTAGGATCCCTTTACCACCAGCTTTTGCTAATTTGGCAGTAAACTTAAATGCTGTTCCCACGCCTTTAATTGCAGTCTTTGATTTACTTAAAACCCCAAGTTCAGACATGGCCAACCGAGTTTTATTTAAAAACTGTAAAAATTGAGCGCCTTTAACAACTGAATATCCTGTTAAAAGTCCACCAAAGATCCACTTAACTTCGGTTTTATGAGTAGTAGCCCATTTAATAAGGTCAACCAACCCATTAGCAACTGCACCAACACCATTAGCAAAATCTTGTGTTAATTTCTTACCATCTTTTGTTTTAGTAAGAAAGATTACAAGACTATCACCAGCTCTATTAATTGCTGGTAACATTTTTGCCCCAAGAGTCATGCTGAAGGCTTCGCCAGTCATCTTAAGACGTGCCATCTGCATTTTGGCAGTTTCAGAGTTTTTCTTAGCTAACTTAGCAACATAATCTCCATCTTTACCAGCTTTGAGAGTTTGCTTAGATAAGGTACCAAGTTGTTTGTTGTACTTAGTTAAGATTAAACCTGCTTGTTCTCCGGTCATCCCAAATAGGGATTTCATGATGTTGATCTTTTGGACCTTTGACATTCCCTGCATGTGTTTATTTAAAACACCAAATACAGTTGAAAGATCTTTTAATTTACCAGTAGAAGTAGTAATTTCTTTAGGCTTAATACCTAATTTTGCAAGAGCATTCTTCTTGTCACCTTTGAGCAAATTACCAGTAGCAGTAGATAAGCGGTTGATAACTTCATTTAATCCAGTACCAGCTTTAGATGCTTCCAAACCGTTATTGCTAAGAATACCCATAGCAGCTGCAGTTTGAGATAAACCAAAACCGGCTTGGTGAGCGGATGATCCAACATAGGACATCCCATACCCTAAGTCTTTGAAACCGGTAGAAGTCATATCAGCAGCATAGGCTAACTCATTTACTGCACGCTTGGTGTTATAAGTCATTTGAGCCGTGGTCTTAGCACGCATCCCAAATGACTCAAGAGTTGTACTTGATACAGCAACAACATCTTTAAAGTCATCACCTGATGCAACACTAGCCTGTAATTCGGTTCGCATAGCACCTAATGCTTGCTTAGTGGTATATCCTCTTTTAACTAATTCCTCATAGGAATCAGCAATATCTTGTTGAGACTTACCATACTGGATTGACATAGCTCGGCCTTGGCGTTGCATTTCAGAAACATTTTTAATTGCTTCCTTTTGTTTTTCACCGCCAGTAACGGCTAAGTTAGTGATTTCCTTATAGGATTGCTCTAAGTTACCAGCCTTTTTTGCTCCACTAATTGCAGCAGCTCCCACAGCTCCAATACCAGCAGCTGCAGCAGTAGCACCAGACTTAACGTGTTCCCACGTATTTTTTAAGCTGGACTTCATCTTATCAGCTGCATTAGTTACATGTTTGGCACCATTAGCAATCTTATTAAAGCCATTTGGATTAAGTTTATTTACTTCAGATTGAGCAGATTTAACTTTAGAATTTAATTTACTAATGCTTGTAGCAGTTTGATTAACTTTAACTTCTTGAGCATGATAAGCCGAACTAGCTTTTCCAGATTCACTAGCAATTCTTGAAAGTTCACTCTCTTGAATTTTTTGTTGCTTAGTTAAATTTTCGACAGCTGATTTATAACTAGTTAACCTTGTCTTTGCAGCTTCATACTTTTTACCTTCTGCTTCTAATCGCTTCACATATGAACTATTAACTTCATTAAGTGATCGATACCTTGATTGAAGGCTAGCTAAACCAGAAGTTTGATACTGCATAGCTGATTTAGCACGTTCTTGTTGAGCTGTCATTGAACTCAACTGCTTAACGGTTATTCCAAGTTGCTTAGCATAGCGGTTATAACTATTTCGGCCATCTTCAGTTGTAAGATCAAGAGCTTTTTGTCGTTCTTGAATTAATTTGATCTTTTCTTTAGCTTGATCAATTGAACGTCCTAGGCCTTCATACCTTGCTTGAGATGCCTTAAGGTAGTTACCAACACTTTTAGCTTGAACTTCTTCGGCTTTCCATGCATTTGTTGAAGCCTTTAATGCTGTGTTCATAGAACGCAATGACTGAGTAGCACTCACAGTATCAATTTTGATACTCGTGGCCATTACGTTTTGAATTCTCATTTTTCCTCCTTTCCAGCGCAAAATAAAAAGGGCTTATTCAGCCCAATCAGCGTTATCGTAAAAGCCACCATCATGCGCAACTGGTAGTTGTGGATTTTTATCTGGAACATTAAGAATATCCATCAATTCAAAGACATTGGTTTTCTTCCAAAAATCAGGAGCTATTCCATGCTTCAAGAACATTTCCTTACGCAAACGCTTCTTATCTAATCTTCTATTTTTTAACTCAAAAACTAATTTTCTTCGTTTGTATTGGAGGATTTTGGGTCTGTATCAGCATCCTCTTCAGCTTGTTGATTAATAAAATCAACATAGTCTTGATAAGAATCGTATTCAGCGCCTTGAAGAGCTAAAGCCATATACATGCCAAATTTCATTAGTACATCATTATCAATAGTTTCATTTATCTTATCCCATTGCTTAGTTGTTAAAGACAATGTCTTCTTAATAAATTCTTTTACGTCTTTAGCAGTTTGACGATCACGCTTCTTAAATTCCAAGAAGGTTTCCTTACGCTTAATGTCTCCATCCATTAACTCAATTTGAATATCTTGAGCCTTATCAAAGATGGCTCCTGTTGGTTCAACTCCAATAGTCTTTTTGTTAATAATGCTTGAAAATGGTGTTGTATCAATTTGAATTGGCATAGTATTTTCCTTTCAAAAAATAATTAAATTGATTTGCTGACTAAAAACGATTTACCTTCCACTCCCACCCAGCGTTTTAATTAGTGACTATTTTCTGTCTTCTTTTCTGAATCAGTTCCTGAACCTGTGTTTGTACCACTAGTAGAACCACCTGAATTACCTGGTGTTGGATTACCGCCTGCACTTGAGGTCTTAATTGTGCTTGCTTTAAGAATGTCATCTACTGTTTTTGCGGTAGTTCCAGGGAATACTTCTTGAAGCATCTTAGCTTCATCGAACTTCTTAGAACCTGAATTCCACTTCTTATAAGGCATCTTCTTACCACTCTTAAGCTTGAAAACATCTGCGATTGGTTCATATGCCTTTAAACTCAATTGAACGTTGGCATCTTGTTCTTCTGTATTATCAGTAGCGTGAGTAGAAGTTTGGTAAGTTGCTGTAGCATTAGCAAATGCTTCATATAAGAAATTACCGTCCAATAGTGGTTCACGCGTTAACAATGAAATATGTGGTTTGTGATCTTGATCAAGAGTTGCACCACCAGTTTCATCTTCTTCATAACCAACTACCTTGTTCAAAACATCCAAATCAATGTCTAAGTAAGTTACTGTTGCTGTTGGGTTTTGGCTTGGTCTAGTAGTACGTTTACGCTTGTTGTTAGCAAATTGATCTGTACCGGCTGCTTCCAAAGTTTGATATTCAACTTGAGTTGCACCTTCAATACCTGCATCAACGGCATAAGGACCATCTTGAGTTAAACCATTATCGCCTTTAACAACTTGACCATCTTGTTCTGAAATACCGCTCAAAATAGTTAAATCAATACCATGAGCTGCACTACCTAATTTTTCACTCATTATTTTCTCCTATAATTTTTTATAAAATAAATAGTCATAAAAGTTTGCTGTGTTTTGGGATCTGGTACCGGAGGTCTTTCATCTGAAAGAATCCAGCCATCATCCTGAAGCAAATCTTCTATGACTTGTCTTTTTTCATAAATATTTTGACTAAAACCTTTTTTAAAGAAAATTTGTATTTCAATTCTAAATCGAATCAAAGTTGAACGATTATTCCTGATGCCATCAGGTGTTTCATCAGCATTCTGAATAAGAATTGAAGTATATTTTCCTGTCGCATCTGGCGCTTTATTACCTGATGCTAATAAATCTAACCAATCATAATCTTGTTTAGCGATTAATTTATAAACTTCTGTTATAGGTGGTGAAATCATTTCTCCATCTCCTTAAGGGCAGCTATCTCAGCCTTAAACACCTCAGGATTAAAGCTTTTTCGAGCTTCATCAACCCAATGATCACCACGCATTTTTACAGTTCCATCATTAGTATACAGGGCATTCATTGCATGTATTCTTTTATCCCAGCCTACCGTTGCTGAACCATCAACCATACCATCTATGTTTTTGCCTGACACCTTAACATTATCAGCCATATGGCCATAAACTTTATCCTTATGATTAGAATAGTGTTTTTGCTTAGCTTCATGAGATAAACTATCAGCCCAAACTTTTGCACCAGCTAAAGTTGCTACCTGTTTTTGTTTCTTATTGGGTACTTGTTTTTTTATTTCTTCCATAAACTGATTAAGTTGCTTTTCAAAATTATCCATCACTCTCTTCACCTTCTACAATTCGAGTAAGTGTTATCTGATCATAACTATTAGGCAAATTAGCTGAGTCAGGATTAATTCCAGTAACTTGATACATCTGTCCATTGATCTCTGCATATGTAACTTCGGACCAATCTCTTCGATGATGTACTACATAAACAAAAGTTTGCCGCCAGTTAACATCAGAATGTTCAAATTGCTGAGTAATTGGCAAAGAATATCTTCTACCGCGTGTTCTAAATTTTACTTTAATACCAGTATTTTCAGTGTTTCCAGTACCTTCATTTAATTTCATTTCAGGTTTACCGAATTTAATTAACACCGTTAGAGATGTCGGATTGATGTTCCGTACCATCATTATTCACCTCATCGTCTTTAGCATCATATTTACCACGTAATTGACCAATGATGCTGCGACAAACATCATCAACATTATTTACTCTTCTTACAGATATTGTTGAAGCATAGGTAAACAACGTAGCAGCATAGGAATTACAAGCAACAGTATAAAGATTTTTTACGCCATTTTTTTGATAGAAATTACCATCATCAGGTCCAACGGAACCTTGAACAAAGCTTTCAGCTGCATTTAAGCAAGTAATCATGCGGGTCTTCATTTCTTCAGTTAAATCATCATCTATATAACCTAGAAGATCTTCAAGACCATCTTTAATGGTCAAATAAAATTGTACTTTGGCCATTTAGATCACCTTCTATTTATTGTCCGCTCTTCTTATTCGCATCATCAGCAGCATCAGTGCTACTTGGTACCCCTACAGATGAAAAAATGAGAGGTTGACTAGCAATCTTATCAAATGAACCTGAAATAATTGCTTCATCATCCCACACTTGAAGATCCATTCTAAGTAATGATCTAATAGCAGTTTGATTTCTTTCAAATGCATGTGCAGCAATATTTGAAGTAAGTAATTGTGGTTGTTGACGATCAAAGAGGTGTAAAAATTCTTTAAAATTACCATAGTAAAACGGATGACTTTGGAACTTGCCTGCAGCTGTCTTATTATCAGGTAACCATCTATCTTCAACTACGCGAACTACTGCATACGTTGATTCATCTAACTTAAACGTTGTGATATTAGTTCTTGCATCAGTTGTAAGTGCATGATGACCATCTGCTAAACGAACTTCTTTTAAAGCCTTAAATGCAGATTTATTAATCAATAAGACAGAGCCATCCCAAAGTGCCATATCTAAGTCCATAACAGCATCACTAATATCATCCAAAGTCTTTAAAGTAGCTTTGTTTTGGGATTGAGGCAATCTGCTAATAATCTCATGATTATATGTAACTGTATTCTTTAATGCAATGTGTCTATTTAAGTAATCTTCAACGTTAGCATCAGAATCATTAAGTAAATCATTACTTGCATAGAAAATGGCACCATAGTCACCAATTACATAATTAATTTTCTTAATAGATGGATAATCCCCTTCAGGAATATCAGTATTTTGGCTCTTGTTATAATTCTTTTTCTTTGTACCATCAGATTGATCATCAAATTGGTCAAGACGTGGCATTGGCTTAATTTCTGACAGCTTTTCCAAATCTCTTGAACCATGATCAGTTCCAACATTTTCAACAGTAATTAAATCTTTTAAAGAATCATATTGACGTTCTAAAGTATTAATTTTAGTTTGTTGATCATCAGGAATAGCTAAACCTAAAGTGTTAGGTTCATTCGGGTCACTAGTAGCGATGTTTTCCATGTATTTCATAGGATGACGAAGCATATCTCTAAACCCATCGGCAAAGTTGCTCTTAGAATTATGTTTTTCTACAGGTACACCATTAGTTGGCTTAGGCATAGTCTTCATAGCTTCTTGAGCATCTTCAAACGTACCTTTAGCAAAATCACGAGCTTGAACTGCAGCATCATAATCTTGCTTAGCTTGCTCCATTTCCTTCCGGAAATTAGCTTTTTCTTCATCAGACATAGAATTATATGAAGACTTATACTTTTCATTTAAGCCAATTTTCTTGTTTAAAAGATCAGTTACTTTTTGACCAGCAGAAATCCAGTCATCATGCAACTGATTAATTGTTTTTCCGTTCATTTCTTATCTTCTTTCTTGTTAACTCCATAATAAGAGAGACAAGTTTTCATTCTTAACTTGTCTCTTTGGCTTATTTTTATTTTGTAGTTTAGGTTCTTTAATCAAGTTCTTAATTTTATTAATTACTTGGTTGCTTAAAATAGGGACACCATCAGCATTTACTACAGCTGGCATTTGTTCATCTTCAAACATTATCGAATCAACAAAACCATTTGCTACTGCGGTTTTAGCATTCATCCAGGACTCTTTAGCCATTAGTTGATATACTTCCTGGGCTGATTTACCAGTCCGTTTGGCATACAAATCAACTAAGGCTTGATCCATTTGATCTAACCCTTGCATGGCACTAGCAAGATCATCAACGTTACCATCGGCCCCTCCTGATGCTCTATGAATCATAAGTTGAGCCGTAGGAGACATTTCAACTGTGTCGCCGGCTAAAGCAATCCAACTTGCAGCAGAACAGGCATAACCAACAATTTGAATATCAATATTGCCTTGATATTTTTTCAACTCAGTATAAATCTCTGATCCTGCATCCACATAGCCACCACGAGAATTAATCTCTACCACAATATCTTGACCGCTAGCTTGATTCAAAGCATCCCTAATACTACTAGGACTTACTGAATCATAGCCCATCCAATCATAGACATCGCTCAAATCATTAGGTACGATTATTCCCTTGACTTCCAGTGTTTCCATTATCATCACCTCCTTTAGCTGTCATTTCTGCAGTTAAATCTGGCTGAGGAAGATCATCCGGCAAAAATCCTGATTTCTGCAAAACGTATCGAGCTTGATTGCCTGCTAATGTACCATCCTTTTTTAAACTAGAGATAGTAGTAGCAAAATTATCGCCTAAAACATCAATTGCCGGTCGTAAATCTTTATCAATATGAATATTAAGCTTGTTGTTTAACTCACTTACAATCGGAGTCACATAACGATTTAAAGCTTTTACATACTGATTGCTAATTTGTGCAATTGAACTCTGTTGGTCACCTTGGCCATTAATAAATGAATCTGGAACACCATATACTTTGGCAATCTGAGAACCAGTCCAATCTACTTGTTTTAAAAGATTAGCAATATTAGATTTAACTTCTAAGGGCTGATAGTCTTCCAAATCATCGATAACAAATGGACCACCATTAGAGTTATCAATTTGCGCTTTAGCCTTACGAGAACGTGAAGCACGTGTAGCCCAATCTAGCAACCCACCATGCTTAATCTTTAGCACACCATTAACCATAACTGATTGCTTTAAAGCTCTTAAGGCCATTTTATTTGATGCTGATTTTAATTGAGTTTCAGGCTTTAATGACTTCAGTGGAGATACACCAGTCAAGCCACCATTCTTAGATGCTAATCGAATATGAATCATATCTGATTGTGGAATATACATCTTAGTTCCAATTTCAGGTTCATCAAAACTTACGTTGTAATACATACCTGATCCATCGCTTAATAAATATGGTTGTACTTGTGATGGCCGTAAAAACTCCCAACGCAAGTCAACACCGTTAATATTTCGCCAGCGATACGCATAAGCATTTCCATCTCGTATTATATAAATTAAATCAGTGATAATGATTATTCTTTTAGTTTGTTTATTCGATCATCAGATGCTAGTCTCTA